GTGCGCCACCTGTCAAGCGTATATGTGCCAGCACCGACCGCCGGAAAACTCGTCCCCCGCTGCGCCACGTCCATCTTCCCGTTGATGATCTTGTTGCGCATCCCGGCGAACTGACCACCACCACCAATCAGCTCGGCTGCAGCAACCCAAGCGGTATTGCCTGAGTTGCGCTGCTTGAGCGTGTTCGTCGCGGTGTCGTACCAGAGCATTCCGGCCACCGGAGACACTGGGGCCGTTGCGCCGCTGTTGAGCGAACGCACCGCCGCAAGGGCGTTGTTGATGTCTGCGCGGACTGCAGCGCCGCCGCCGTTTGCTATGTCGTAGTCGTGTTGAGCCATGTGTTCCTCAATTCTGGTAGTAGCCGAAGCCCTTGGCAATCCAGTCCATGGTTCGCTCGACACCAGTGCCGGCGCTGTTTCTGAACTGGATTGTAAAGCCCGAGGCGGTCTTACTGGTTATGGTTGCGTAGTCGCCGGTCGCCATGTTTTCAGCAGTCACAGCCACCGCTGGCACGGCGAAGAACGCGTTGGCGTAGGTGATGGCTCGACCGGCTGCAGGCACCACGATGTTGTTGGCGCTCTCGACCCGGTCGGGTACATCCACCGTGACGCCCAAAGTCGTCAGCGCCACCTGGTTGTTCTCGTCGGGGCCGCGGATCAGGCGCACCTTGAACCGGAACGCCCGAGCGGTGTAGTCGCCCACGTAGAACAGGCGCCACGCAGACCATACTGGCGATGACGCCGGGTTGTCGTTCGTGGTGCTGATGTAAATCTGCAGCGTTGCGTCGGCCACCGAGGTCGGTGTGTCGAAGTTGACGATGGCGTCCCAGTCGGCCCATGTGTCAACGAAATCCGCCGCAAGTTGCCCAGAATCTATGGCTCCCAGTTCGTCTATCGGCGGCCAATCGTCAACGAGGTTCGCCACGTTGAACGACACCAGCGCGAACGATGCCGCCACGCGACTGGTGTAGACCGCCCCGGTGTCCACGTAGGTGTCGAACTCGTACTCACCAGACTCCAGCAGCCCGCCGTCGAGATTATCGGTGTAGGCGTCAAGGTCACTGATGCTGTCCCACAGCGTCTGCTGATCAAGCTGCAGGCGGTCGTCGATCACCACCAGGCCGGTCTTAGTTCCCAGGAACGTCGGGTCTTGTGTGGACGATGCCACGGCATTGAACTGCACCAGATTGGCGGCGTCCGTCACCACAAGTGCAGCGTTGGCGCTCAGGTTGCCGGTGGAGTCTCGCCCTTTTGCCAGATAGGTGCCGGCGCGCAGAGGTACTGTGCCGCTTGTGGCGCTGCCCGGGAACTCCGCAATTGGCAGTGAGGTGTTCCAGGTTGCGCCTGCCATTTGCTCCGAGTAGCGCACCGCGATCTGGCCGCCGATGCGGACATCGAGGTCTTCGTGCAAGTCCCATTGCAGGATGCCGGACTCGCCCTGCGCCGTCATTTGCAGGCCGGTGATGTCGGCGGGCAGCGCGGACTTGCCGAACACGGTCACCACGAACGTGTATGGCTGTGACTTGACGCCGATGGCGCTGACCGACTTCACCGATACGGTGTACTGCCCCGGCTGGGCGTCCAGAAGTTGCAGCGACTGCGTTGGGCAGTTGACCGTGGTGAAGTTGTTGGAGCCTACCCGGTAGCTGGCCTCGTAGGTGAGCCCGGTGCCGTCCGTAGGTGGCTCCCATGAGAACAGCGCCTGCACCTTGACATCGGTCAGGGCCTGGTAGAGCGACTCCGTGACGGAGCCGTTCTTGGGCGGCTGGGGGACCACAGACAGGAGCGTGATATCGCGCGGCTGCAGCACCAGGTTCTGCTCGACGGCAGCGTACTTCAGTGGCTCATGCTTGAGTGCGGTGATGGCGTAGTGACCAGTCTCTGCGTCCTCGGCCACTGCGACCACACGGAAGGTCTGCGCCTCCACAGTGCTGCTAGACAAAATCCAGATGCTTTCAGCAACCGGCGCCGAGGTGAAGGCGGTCACGTTGATGGTGTTGCCGACCAGCGACGACACTGTGCGGCTCTCGACCGTGCCGTCAGCCAGCGTGCAGTACAGCGTCCAGCCGGTGATCGACACAGATGGCGGAACATCGACCACGATGGCAGATGATGTTGCGGAGCGCACACGCCCTCCAAGTCGAGCGCCAGCCCGAGCGGAGTCTGCCACCTTGATGACGTGGCCGGGGCGCACCACGGCGCCGTCCAGCCCAACGCTGAACTGGACAGTCTCAGACTCCAGCCGTTCACTGAACAGCAGCCAGCGACCCACCCGGTTGGCCTGCCCGCGACTGGTGCAGCCCACGGCCACCACGTCGGTCTGCTGGATACCGTAGCGGATGATGCCGGCCTCATCCTCGACGTACTCGACCTTCTGCCGGTACAGGTCGTCAGGATCGTTCCAGGTGACCAGGGCGACGGTGTGCCGCGCCTTGAGGCTGGAGCCGGCGTAGGAGAACTTGCCCTCGATGACGTTGGCGGGCGTGAACAACGCCACCGGGTCCGTTGGGGCGTCCTGCACAGCGGTGATGGCGCCGGTGCTCCAGTACACCATGCCGCGGAAGATCGACGCCATGTCCTGCAGCACCTTGAACGCCTCGGCGCGCGTCTGCAGGTACATGTTGCAGGTGAACCGTGGCTCGGTGCCGCCGAACCCGTTGGGCACCAGTTCGTCGCAATACCTGCCGATCTGGTACAGCGCCCACTTGTCCACCTGGGCGGCGTCCACCAGCCCGCCAAGTCCATAGCGGTCGTTCGTCACCAAGTCGTAGAAGCACCAGGCTGGGTTGTCGGTCCACGCGATCTTGAAGGTGCCGTTCCATGATCCGGTGTAGGTGCGCGCCACCGGGTCGTAGTTGGTGGGCACCTGCACCCGCAGCAACTTGACCTCGTAGCCGCGCGTCGGGATGGCCTGGAACTGGCTGGCGTCCACCTTGAGGCCGGCCAGGGCGCTGTTGGGGTAGCGCAGCTTGGCGTCGATGATCTCGGTGTAGGCGTCGAACCAGGTTTCGTTCTGCAGGTTGACCTGGGTGCTGTCAGCCGTGACGCGGCGCAGCCGAATGTCCCATGGCGGGCTGCCGGTCAACTCGATGCGGTAGCTGCGCTGGTAGCGGGTGGTGGTCTTGCCGACCAGCGCCTCCTCGGTGGAGCCGGCCAGCAACTGAGGCACGAAGCCGCCGCCATTGCTCTGCAGGTCGATGGCATATCGCACCTCGGTGCCAGTCAGGTCACCGTTCTCTGGGTTCTGGAACGTCAACTGCGGAATGCCAACGGTCACCCGCACCGCGTCGGTGTTGGGGTTGGTGATCTGCCGCACCACCGGCACGCCGATGGATGCTTTCACGCTGACCGGAATGGACACCTCTACCGCCGGGAAGCCCGGTATGGAGGTCTGCGCCTGCGTGCCCGTGCGCGTGGTCAACTCCACGCCAGTGAAGTTGAATGACCCGTCTGCGTTCTGGATTGGCGTGCCGTCGAGGTACACGGACTTCAGCCCGTCCACCAGACCATCGATCTCGCCCTCGCTGACCAGATCGAGCACCTTGGCGAACGCCTTGGAGCGCAAGCTGTCCTTGCTCTCAACCGGCACCCGGGCAGAGTTGCTGCCGCCCTTGCCGCCTCCAGCGCCTCGGATCAGTCTCGTCATATCGGGATTTCCTCGGTCGAGATGCCCGCGCTGATCACGGCACCACCGACCAGCAGCCGGCCATACCCCACCGGCACAGCCTGGCCCTGCGCGGTGGTGTTGACCGCGCCATTGAACACATAGCTGGGCTGGTTCTCAGGCTTCTCCTTCGGGCCGTCAGACTTCGGCGGCGGCGCCAGCATCTGCGAGACGCCACCCAGCACCAGCGAGACGCCAATGCTGACCGCAGCCTTACCGATGATGCCTGTGAGCAGGGCAGAGCCGCCGAAGAATGCCAGCGGGTTGAATGTGGCGGCGAAGATCAGCGCTGCCCCCAGCAGAATCTGACCAAATCCTCGACCAGCGCCGCTGATCACCGGGGTGATCGTGATGGTGCCCCCGCCCACAGGATGGTGCAGTTGCTTGACATCCTGCAGCGGCGTGTCGTGCAGTTTGACCCGGTAGCCCAGACACCTTGCGTCGATGAAGTGGCGCTCAATGGCCGGGAAGTTCGCTATGAGCGCCCGCACAGCCTCGCCAGCGGTCTTGACATCGAGCAGATGCCGCCTGCCGAACTTCTTGCCCAACTGCCCTTGCAGGATGACGGTCTTCATGCTGCGCAGCCGGTGTATCTGAGGATGTGCGTGGTGCATTTGCGCCAGTAGCCGCCATAGACATCTCGGCTGCTCAACCGGCCCTGCACATGGTGAAGAATTATATCGTCGCCAAGGTAGATGGCGGCATGGTTGGGCACCGGGGCGCCGACTTGCATCAGCAGCACGGCACCGTCATGCAACTCCTCGCAGGGCTCGAAACCCGCGCGCCGGAAGTTGTCCGTGTACAGGTTCTGCCCCTGATGCCACCACTGGTCGTTCCGCTCAAAGTCCAGCAGGGTGGTGTTGCGCTCCTGCTGATACCAGTCGCGGATCAGGGCGTAGCAGTCCAGCGCCCCGTGGCTGAACACTCGGCCCACCAGCGGCGCGGTGTAGCCCGTGGGCCGGAAGCTGTGCCAGGCGCCTGTGGGCACGTTGACGATGTGCCACTCCAGCCCAGTGCGCTCGCATCCGACCAGATCAGCCTGGCTGGGCTCTGGCGCGATGAACGGGTGCGAGTGGACGACACCCACCACCTCGCCCTCGGCCTCGGCCGCAGCGTAGTCGTCTGGGTGCAGTGTGAAGTGGTCGTCGCCATGCGCCATGTTTCGGCAGGGCCGATAGACCTCTCGGCCTTTGCGCACGATGACTAGGCCGCAGGACTCCCGCGGCATCTCGGCCATGGCGTGAGCCAGTGCGTCATCTCGCCAGGTCATCGTGTCAGCCCTGCGCTTGGGAACGCTCCGAAAGGCAACTCGGCGTAAAGCCCGAACCGCGCTTGGCAACTGGTCAGCCTCTTGCCGCACACATCTTGGCCCAGTGTGCCCACGGGCTGGTCGTTGGCGTTGAAGTAGCTGGTTCCGGTGTAGCCGCACTCGGCGCCGCGGTAACGCCAAGCGCAGATGTTCTGGATGATCTGCCGACGCGGGAGCATGACGCCCGTGACATCCATGGCCGGCGCCAACTCAAACTCCACCACCTCGTTCGTCTCGGCGCTCTTGCGGTCCACGAAGAACACGTCAACCGGGAACTCTGCGGTGGGGTCTGCTGTCGGGTTGACGCCCCCGGGGAAGTTCACTGCATCGAGGTACTTCGCCAGCGTGCGCCGCCGGGTCAACTTGGCGCCAAGGATGTCCTCGTACTGCAGCACCAAGGTGGTGATGGCGCCAGCCACGTTGGAGGCGCGCAGCGTCGGCCTAGTCTGCTGTCCTTGGCCGTTGAACTCAAAGCCGGTCGCCATGACCGGGAATGCCACATAGGTGTTGCCCTGCCACACCACGTTCTGGCGCAGGGCATTGCTGCCGGCATGAAACCGCAGAAGGTCGCCGCCGAATGGGGTCAGGTCAAGGTCGAATAGCTCGACAATCGCCCCAGGCTGCAGTTTCTGGATGTCGGTGGATATCGGCATGGTCAGGGCTCGTACACCCGCTCAAACGTGGCTGTGACGGTGTTGAGGTTGTTGCGGTCGAGCGTCTTGTTCCACTCCCGGCACACGACCACGATGGCAGAGCCTTCGGTGGGCGGCGTCCAGTTGAACGCCTCGATGCCGTTGCGGGACGACAGGAAGCCAGTGATGCTGGATGTCTCGCTGTCGGTGCGGGCCGCGAACGTGAGGCTCCATCTGTCGGTGCCGGTGTTGATGCCGTCGCCCACACGCTGCTCGTAGCCGTCACCGAACTTGGCCGTGCGTACACGCGGCTTGTAGGCCGCCTGCGCGCCAAAGTCTGGGGTCCAGGTGAATGTGGTCGCTGCCATGGTTACGCTGCCAGCAGGCCGCCGGGGCGGCGTTGGTTGATCAACTCGGTTCGCACGGCTGCAGCAATGGCCTTGCCGAGTGCCCCGGCGCCCTCGCGGTCCTGCGTCCGCACCTGATCCTGGCCGCTCGCCATGTTCACATTGACGACCACGCTGGTTTCGCCAGAGCCGCCCTGCATCGTCACCGGGATGCTGCGCCCGTCAGGCAGTGGCACATACGCCTCGGGCATCCGGCCTTCACCGAACAGAGCCACCTGCGGGCTGTTGGCAATGCCACCGCGGGAGTAGGCGTTGAGCGGCAGCGGGCCGCCAGAGGTCATCACGCCGCCGTTGGCGAACGGGAACATGGTGCTGATCGCCGCGAACAGGGGCTTCGTGACGTTCTGGTAGATCATCATGCGCGCGATGTCCTGCAGCACCGAGTCCACGAAGTCCTTGAACGTGGCCTTGCCGGTGAATGCGAACTGCACGAAGGCATCAGCCGCCTGCTTGCCCCAGCCGTCGATGGCACGGGCGATCTCGTCCATGGAGTTCTTGCCCTTCTCGCCAAGTTCCACGAATTCGTCGCGGGCTTTTGTGACGGCGCGGGTGTAGGTGTCCAAGCTGATGAGGTCGGCCTCACGCAGCGCGCGGAAGCGGGCAATGTCGCTGTCCAGCCGCTCCTGCGGGGTGCGGGTTGAGTCGAACACGCTTTTGGCCTCGGCCTCCTGCTTCTTGTCCTCGCGCAACCGCGCCAGCGCGCCCTGCAGGCGCCGAGCGGCGGCGATTTCGTCCTCGGTAGCGCCAAGTGATCGCAGACGCGCCAGCGTCAACTCGTCTTCGCCCATGGTCATGGTGAGGACTTGGTCGTTCAAGCCCTTGAGCACCTGCTTGCGGTCTGCCTCCTGGCGGGCCAGAGCCTTGGTGGCCTCTTGCTGCTGGCGCTCCAGTTCCTTTGCCCTCTCCGCACCATCGGCTGCAGCCTTGCGCTGCGCTAGGAGATCGGTGGCGGCCTTGATCTGCTGCTCGGTAGCGCCCAAGGACCGCAGGCGGGTCAGGGTCAGTTGGTCTTCGCCCTCGGTGAGTTTTGTCACCTCATCACGCAGGCTCTGCAGCATGGCCTGGCGCTGCTTGTCCAGCGACTCGGCCTCGGAGGCTGCGCGCTTGCGGTCTTCTTCGGCTTTGCGCTCGGCGGTGATGGCGGCCTGGTTTGCGGCTGCGCGGTTGGCTGTTCCATCGGCGGCCCGCTGCTGCATCCGCGCCACCTCGCGCAGCGCCTCCAGTTCGGCTTCCAGCGCCAGAATCTCCGGACCTTTCTCGGGCACGGGCTGGCCGCGCTTGCGCATACCCTCGCGCAGAGCCTCGGAGTTGCGCAGACGCGCCTCCACTGCCGCAATCTGGTCGCCCAACGTATCGGGGCGCCCGACGTTGAGCATGGCGTTCCATGCGTTGGACGCGCCCTCCTTGACGGCCTTCCAGCCTCGCTCAAGGTAGCCAAGCTCGACGGTTCGCGTCTTGAGGGCATCGTTGAGGGCGTTGGAGGCCACGATCATGGCCTGCTCTTGGCGGCCCTGCTCCTCAAGCTGCCGGATGTACTTGTACTGCTCGACGGTGAGGAAGTTGTACGACCTGTTCGTCTCGGCAGCCCAGTTGGCAACACCCTTGGACATGCCGCTGAACAGCTTGACAACATCCTCGCTGGACTGCCCCGTCAGGCGCTGCAGGCGCACCATGGCCTGCGTGGCGGCATCAATGCTCGCCGGCCCGAAGGCCCCGCTGCCGGCCGCGCCCATCAGCATCTCGCGCGTGGCCGCCGCGGTAGCGCCGCTGGCCGCCTGGATGCGAGCCGCAGACCTCTCAAACGAATCCGCCGTCATGCCGGCGAAGTTTCCGGTGATGGCAAGCTGCTTCTGGAACTGGATGCCTTCCTGATAGCCTTGGAATGCTGCGATGGCGAACGCGCCAACAGCACCGGCCAGCCCCGTCATAGCCACGCGCGCAGGCGTGATCAGCGAAGTGATGCCTTTGATGGCCTCACCCACGCCACCAAACTGCGTGCTGATCTGGCTTCCCTGCTGCAGCAGCACCATGAACGGGTTCTGCCCGCCGGCCAGCGAGACTGCGATGTCCTGGAACTGCGCGGGGAGGGTCTGGTACGCCTGGCGAATCTGCTTGGCAGACATCTCGCCCTGGCGGCCCACGTCACGCAGCTTTGAGTTCAGCCGGTCAACACTCTGCTCGCCTTGCACGGCGGCAGTGATCTTGATAGCCGCACTCATGTCCAGTGCCATGGTCAGTCCTTGCGTTTGTTCAGCACCTGCAGCGCCGCCAACTCCATGGCCTGCAGATCATCCATTATCGCAGCAGCATCTTGTACAGCATGGATTTTAAAGAGGAACTCGGCTGACGGGTAATTGAGCCCGACGAACGCGCCGTTGACTACATTCCATTGCGTCTGCATACGCAGGAACATCATCAGGCTTACCGCGTTTTCTTCCCAGACCGCGAACAGGTCGTCGTCCGGGCCGGCGGTCGCGGCCTCAATCATCTCTGC